CGCATCACGTCCCGGCAGGAAACCGTCTGGTACCCAGCACTCGGCCACACGCCCCGCCGGCGGAACCCGCTCATCGACGGGCATCCCGTCCAGTGGGACGCGCCTGTCTACCACGTGAAGGTCAACGTCGCCCTGGGCGCGAAGTGGGGCATCCCCGACGCCTACGCAGCCCTCCCATGGGCGCGTGCCTACAAGGAGTTCCTCGAGGACTGGGCAGTCCTCATGAAGAGCCTGTCCCGCATCGCGTGGCGCACGTCTTCGAAGCGGTCCGCCGCACAGCAGGCCCGCGCCGCACTCTCAGCCCAACAGTCTGCCGGCGGCGTCGCCCACATGGGTCCGGAAGATCAGCTCGAGGCTGTCCCGAAGACGGGTGCGACGATCGACGCTGAGTCCGGACGGCCCCTCGCGACGATGATCGCGTCTGCGCTCGGATTCCCCGTCACTACCCTCCTAGCTGATCCCGGCCAGACCGGGGCACGTGCTGTCGCGGAGACCCTCGACCAGCCGACCGAGCTGGAGATGGGTGGCCGCCGTGAGGTGTGGACCGAAACGTACCGGCGTGTCATCGGGTACGTCATCGATCAGGCGGTCCTCGCACCCCAGGGGCCCCTCCACGGCAGTGTGACCGTCGACCAGTATTCGGGTCGGGAGACCGTCACGATCGGTGGGGTCGACGACCGCACGTTGGACATCGTGTGGCCCGACCTCGGCAAGACCCCGATTGAGACCTTGGTGAACGCGATCGTCGCCGCTGATTCGACCCAGAAGATGCCACCCGTAGAGACTCTTCGTCTGCTGCTGCGTGCCCTGAACGTGCGGGATGTGGACGAGATCATCGAGACGATGACCGACGGCGACGGGAACTGGGTCGACCCCGACGTGACCGCTGCGGATGATGCTGTGCGCCGTTTCGAGCGGGGCGAATAGTGGCTATCACCGCCATCACAGTGCGCCTGCAGTCTGAGCTGCGGCGCCTCACAGACGGGTACATGGACGCTGTGACTCGTGCTCTGGTCGCCCGCTGGTCGCAGGCGTGGCACGAGATCAGTGCTGAATGGGAGCTGGTGGTGGGTGAGATCGTCGCCGCCCGCTCGACAGGAGAGGTGCTGCATCCGGCGCAGATCGCCCAGCTGGCCCGCACGCAGCGCGCCCTCACGGTGACTGCGGACAAGCTCACCGAACTGGTGGGGGAGTTCGAGTCGGTGCTGGGTGAGCCGCTGGAGGAGATCGTGCGCCGGACGGCGGACATGACTTCCCAGGTCGTCGCCTCGCAACTCCCGGACCTCCCTGTGTTTCAGTCGTTCACCAGGGTGGATGCGGCGGCGATGCAGCAGATCATCGACCGCACCATGAGCCGGATCGTCGCGGACAGCATGCCGCTCGCCCCGGACGCCCTGGACGCGGTGAAGGCGTCCCTGATCCGTGCTGTGCCTGCTGGCTGGCATCCGGACAAGGCGGCCAGGGAGATGTTGAAGCGCACCCGCACCGGGTTCAACGGGGGACTGGCCCGCGCCATGCGTATCGCCCGCACCGAGCTCCTCGACGCGCACAGGGCGGCGAACCACGACCAGATGCGAGCGAACGACACCGTCACCTCCTGGATCTGGTGGGCTCAGTTGGATGCGACGACGTGCCCGTCCTGCATCGCCCAGCACGGCACCGTCCACCCCAAGGACGAGCCGGGCCCCCTCGACCACCCCAATGGACGATGCACGGCGTTGCCGAAGACGCAGACGTGGGCTGACCTCGGATTCCCCGACCTTGACGAACCCGCCGACCTCATCACCACGGCTGAGGACTGGATCCGCGACAACCCCCAGGACGCACTCCAAGCCCTCGGGGCGGACCGGTATCAGCTGCTCATGGACGGCCGCATCACCATCTCCGACCTGTCCACCCTGACCACGAATGACGGGTGGCGGGACTCCTACCAAGCCACCCCACTCGCAACGCTCCGGAAGGAGACCACATGACCCTCCTCCACGAGTCAGGCACCCTCACCGCAGCACGCAGCGGTAACGCGACCGTCACGATCATCACCCCCGGCGTCGGCAGCTCCGGCACTTACCCGCGGGAGACGATCGAGCAGGCCGCGACGGACCGCGTGTTCCACGCCGGTCTGCTCATGTTCGCGGATCACGCCACAGAGGCGGACACGTGGGCACGCCCGGAGGGGTCGATCACGAACCTCGTGGGAGTTCTCGCGGAGGACGCCCGGTGGGACTCGAGCGCGGACGGGCTGGTCGCTGAGGTGCGGATCTTCGAGCACTGGAAGCCGATCATCCGCGACATGGCCGAATCGATCGGTGTCAGCATCCGCGCCGCCGGCGAGGTCGAGGAGACCGCGGACGGTCATGTCGTGAAGCGGCTGACCGAAGCCCGCTCAGTCGACTTCGTGACCAAGGCAGGCCGTGGGGGTCGGGTGATGGAAGTCCTCGAGTCCGCACGCCCGACGACGCTCGACGAGATCACGGACCTTTTCCGCCCGAGCGGGTACCAGAACCACATCGGGTGGGCGGCGGTCGGAGAGAGCGGCCCAGAACTCATCAACTTCAAGGCTGGCCGACAGCTCGCCCCCTCGACGATCAGCGAAGGAGCGATCACCCCAGAGGGGATCCTGCGCGGAACAGTCGCCCCCGCCCGTGGCATTGAGACCAACCCGGCACCGGCGGGGAAGGAAGCAGCAACCGAATCCCAGGAAGGAACCCTCATGGGACACATCCAGATCGAGGAGTCCGCACACGCGGCACTCACCGAGAAGGCCAGCCGGGCAGACACGCTCGAAACGCAGCTGGCCGAAGCCAACACCAAGATCGAGACCCTCGAGGCGGAGACCTCCGACCTCAAGGCAGAAAAGACCCTCGCCACGATCCGCAAGGTCATCGACGACGTCTTCGAGGCGGCAGGCGTCACCGCCCCCACGATCGCCTCGACGCTCGCAGAGACCGTCATCAACCGATACGGCGGCGACGAGACGAAGGCGAAGGAAGCAGCCGAGTCGCACGTCGCTGAGCTCGCCCCTGCCGGTGGCGTCACCAACCTCGGTGAGTCCCGCCCTGCCCACACCCCCACCCAGTCCGACGACGAGGCACCCACCTGGGACGAACTCGCCGCAGTGAAGGGAGCCTGACCATGGCGAAGAACCAGCTCTACCCCGAAGCGAAGCACATCACCCTCACCGCCGACCAGGACTACACCAGCGGTAGCCCCGTCGCGATCGGCGCAGTCCGCGGTGTCGCGATCATCGACGCCCACGAAGGCGACCGCGTCACCATCTGGACGGACGGCTCCTGGAGCATCCCCGTCACCGGCGCCCTCACCGAGGGGCAGGTCGTCTACCTCAACGCCTCGGGTGCGCTCACCGCGACCGCGGGTGACACGGCGTGGGGTGTGTCCCTCGTCGTGAAGGCGACCGGCACCGGGCCCGCCGAGGTCAAGCCGTTCGGCTACGTCGCCCCCACCCCGGCATCCGCCGGCTGACCCGCCCACAAGCACAGAAGGAGAAACCCATGAACATCGATCTTCTGGCTGAGGCGGACTTCCGCACAGCCCCCAACCTCAAGGCGAAGATCCTCTCCGCCGCGAAGCTCTTCAACGAAGCGCAGAAGGGCAAGCATCTCGCCGTCGCCAGCTTCAAGGAGGCGATGACGACCAGCGACTTCCCCCTCCTGCTGAACAAGTCCTTCGAGGTGGAGGCGGTTCAGGCGCAGAAGGACGCCGTCAAGGAGTACGACGCGTTCGCGCTGGAGAAGAAGACGCCCGACTTCCGACCCAAGAAGCTCCGCGACCTGTACGGCAACACCGAGTTCGAGCCCGTGGCCGAGGGTGAAGAGTACAAGCACGACACCCTCGACGAGCTGGACTTCGAGTACAGCGTCAGCAAGTTCGGCAAGGCGTTCGGGTACACGTGGGAGCTCGACCTGTCCGGTGACCTCACCGACATGGCGGACTTCCCGAAGCGTCTCGGCAACGGTGCGGTGGAGCGTTCCAACCGCAACGTGTTCGAGACGTTCGTGTCGGAGACTGGCCCCCGTGCGGACTTCTTCTCCACGGTCGACACGAAGCCGCTGTCGCCGGACAACCTGCAGGCGGCCGTCCAGTCGTTCGCGCTGAAGGAGGACTGGCGTGGCGACCTCGTCGACACCAGCGGCCTCGTGCTGCTGGTTCCGCCGTCGCTGCAGATCGAAGCGAACCGCATCATCAATGCGGCAGAGCTGGAGCTGCAGGTGACGGAGGGGTCGAAGGTGACGAAGACGCGGATGCAGAACCCGTTCCGCGGCCTCGTCACCGTCGTCGTCGCGAAGTGGCTGACGAAGATCGACCGCTCCGCGACTCGCGGCACGACCTGGTACCTGCTGTCGTCCAAGTCGGGCGACCACCCGGCGGTCGTGCACGCTCAGCTGCTGGGCCACGAGAACGTCGACATCCGGGTCAAGCGTGACCAGGGTGAGCGTCCCGGTGGCGGGTCGATCCCGGTCACGGAGGGGTCGTTCAACGACGACACCATCTGGTTCCGGGGTCGTTCCGTGGACGGTGCCGCGAAGGCGTACCGGGATCTCGATTCCGGTCACGCGCTGGTGGCGTACGCGTCCAAGGGCGCCTGAGGCTGAGGGGAGGAGGCGCAGATGGCTGAGATCATCGACTACACGACTGAGGTTGGCCAGATGCGCCTCCTCCTCGCAGACACCGACCCCAACAGCCTCGTCCTGACGGATGAGCAGGTGGAGGGGTACCTCGCGATCGAGCGCCACAACCTCAAGCGTGCCGCGGCGGCGGCGCTGGATGCGATCGCTTCGTCTGAGGCGCTCGTGTCGAAGGTCATCACAACGCAGGACCGTTCCACGGATGGGGCGAAGGTCGCGGATGCTCTGCGGAAGCACGCCGCCGCACTCCGAGCCCGTGCCGATGCGGAGGAAGGGGTGGAGGAGGAGTCGTTCTTCCTCCTCACCGAACCTCTCATCCCGGCGAAGGTGGAGGGTGAGGAATGGCGCCGCTGAGCACCACCCGCATCATGCCGGACAACTGGTCGGAGCATCATCGGCCGGCGGCGGAGGGATTCCTCACCGGCCTGTGCGACGCACGCAGGGCAGACCGTCCGGGCGGACCTACCGGCATCATCTACGGCACACCCGTATGGGCCGCGAAGCCGTGCTCCGCGCAGTTCCTGTCCCAGTCGACCCGGCCTGTCGTCGTCGTGGATACGACTGAGGTGGAAGTCACCCACCGAGTGAGCGTGCCGATCCACCTCACCGATGTCGGGTACGGCGACCTCATCACGATCACCGCGAACCCCGACGACCCCCGACTGACCGGGACGATCCTGACGGTCGTGCTGGTGGAGTCCGGGACGACGAACTGGACCCGCGACCTCGCGTGTGTCGAAGCGAACCGGAGGGCGTGATGGGTGCAGACGCTTCCGAGCTGCGGGCGTTCGCGGCTGACCTCCGCAAGACGTCCGGTAGGGCGCAGAACATGGCCCGGCAGGCGGTTGCGAAGACCGCAGCGGACATCACCGCTGACGCGAAGGTGTTCGCCCCTGTGCGGACGGGGAATCTGCGGGCGAGCATCGGCCACGACATCACCACCGACAGTACGGGTGTGGAGGCGGAGATCGGCCCCACCGCCAGCTACGCCGGGTATCTCGAGTGGGGGACTAGCCGCATGGCACCCAAACCGTTCCTCGGCCCCGCCTTCGACCGACGTGTTCCCACGTTTGAGAAGACGATGGGGATGCTCCTCGACGGGACGATCACATGACCACCGAGGAACTCATCACCCACCTCACCAACCGTCTCGCACTCACGGGCGCTCTCTTGCACGACGGGCACGTCGATGACGACCTGCCGACGTTCCCAGGGTCGACGATCATCCGCCCCTACATCGTCATCTGGACGATGCCCACCAGAGAGGGTGCGGAGCAGGACCTCGCCTACACGCACCAGGACTCCCGATCAGACCTCACCATCACGGTCGCAGCAGCATCCGTAGAGACGGTCCGGCACCACGCACAGCAGACGATCGGGCTCCTCAACCGGCAGACCCTTCCCGGTGGTGGGGAACTCAGACATTCGGACCCGCATGTGCCCATCCAGTGGGACACGACGATCACACCAGGCCGGTTCTACCAGCCCCTCAGTTTCATGCTCATGCAACCGTAACCAGCCCCCCGCCTGGCCCTCACCGATCCGGTGGGGGCCTTCCGCATTCACGAAGGGAAACCCATGGCCGACAAGATCCCGGCGAAGGACTTCGTCCTCGTCATCGACACCCGCACCCAGAAGAAGTCCCGCGTCCCCGCGCACTTCCTCAACCTCTTCCCCTACCTCAAGCCCGCCCACGAACGGCCGGCACCGATCAAGCCTGTGGCAGAACCCAAGGCCCCCACGGCCATCACCAAGAAGGAGAGCTGAACCATGCCTCGCTCACTCGCTGAGGGCCGTACCAAGCTGGCCCTGTTCCCCACCAAGCCCGCCAACCTCAACGCTCTCACCGCGGCAGAGCTGAACGCGGCTCTCGACGCGTCCTGCCGCATCATGGGGTCCGACTACAGCGTCGGCGCGGCGGCATCTGAGACAGTCGACGAGCGCGCACTCTGCACCGACAGCAATGCGCAGGCGCTAGGCGTCTCGAACTATACGTTCGAGATCACGTCGTTCCGCTACTTCACCGCCGACGGAGCCGCCGAAGAGGCGACCACCGGTGGAGATGACCCGGATGACGTCGGCGATTCCGTCTACCAGACGCTCAAGACGAAGGGCACGACGATCTGGGCTGCGGAGCGGTTCACGTCGAAGAAGTCCCGCGAGGACTGGGAGGAAGGCGACGAGTACTCCTGGTTCGAGGTCCTCCTCGACAACCCGCAGGCGTCGGAGCGCACCGGCTACA